TCAGCTAGCTGGAAACTTTTTATACAGAGTTGAGAGCCCTACTCCATACGTTTTTGATACGCTTTGTCGTGATTCACCGGTTGCCATCCGCTCCCCCATTTCCCGCCATTGCTCATCCGTGAACTTAGGCCTGCGACCACCAACTCGCCCTTTTGCCCTGGCTACGGCCAGCCCTGCTAAGGTACGTTCGCTATTAAGATCAGATTCATATTGTGCTGCGGAAAGGATGTTACGAAAGTTATAGCGGCCGCTGGCTGTTTTGAGATCCACGCCATCGGTAATACTGCGGAAGTTGATACCCTTTTCCTGTAACTGCTGGAACATCAACAGCGCATGCAGAACGTTGCGGCCTATCCTGTCCAGCTTCCAGACCACCAGTTCATCCCCCGGCTGCATAGTGGCGATCAGCCGTTTTAGAACCGGCCGATTCGATTTCCTCCCGCTGGCATGCTCTTCAAAAATTTTCTCACAACCCGCTGACTTGAGCGCCGTTAGTTGCAATTCAGTGTCCTGGTGGTTTGTTGATACTCGGGCATAACCGTAAATCATGGGATTTCTCCTGTTATGAAAACAGGAGAAACGGCGAAGCATCACCAGATTTTTGATGGTTATAAAAAAGGTTGGTTTGGGAGAAGCGGCAAAACGGGATGTGGGTAACGGGCAAAACCAAATTCCTGATATGTCAGCGTGGGAGTGTGGGGGAGATACAACGACGGGATGGAGGCGAAGCCCGGATGGTTATATTGAACAATGGGGGCTAACTGAGGCCACAACAAATGAAGTTTTGATTAATTTTCCTATCCCATTTCCGACAGCCGTCATTTCTATTAATGAACATGACCAGGCTCCTGTGGCAGGGAAAATGTCAGTATGGCAATTCTATAAATTGACTAACTCAAATGTCATAGCAGAGAACCTGGGATCTCTTGATAAAGGAAATCCATCCTTCAATGTTCCAACTGTCGCTGGTTGCCGCTGGTTTGCTACAGGAAGATAAAATGAGTAAATATCTTTACGATGCTAAAACTAATATGTTTTACCCATTTACTCTGGAAAGTCAGTATAAGGAGTCTGGGTTATGGCCTCATAATGGAGTTGAAGTTGATGAGGATATATTTATTAAGTACCTGTCCCCACCTCCAGGGAAAGTGAGAGTTGCGGGTGATGATGGCTATCCTGCATGGGATGACGTACCGCCGCTAACTCATGAAGAACAACTGTCAGAAGCGGAACGAAAAAAACAGGCACTCATAAATAGAGTTAATGAATATATTAACAGTAAGCAGTGGCCAGGAAAGGCGGCTATTGGTCGTCTGAAAGGTGAGGAACTGGCGCAATATAATTTATGGCTGGATTATCTGGACGCACTGGAACTGGTCGATACTTCCGGTGCTCCAGATATTGAATGGCCTACGCCTCCGGCAGTTCAGGCCAGATGACATCCGGCGCGGTGCTGGTATCTGTTGCCGCCACCGCGTCAATGTAATCCAGCACAGCGTTAAGTCGGGTGGTTTCTGCCTGCGTCAGCTTCCGCCCGGCCTGTAATTTCAGCTGAATCAGACTAATGGAAGCCATTGCTGCATCAATCAGTGACTGGCGCTGTGCTTCTGCCGCGTCTACTGCGGCACTGTGTTGTGCCTCAGTGTCTGTCACCCATTTCTCACCATCCCATTTATCATATGGCGTTAACGGTGAAAGCGTGACATAACCGTTTTTGATGGCACCGATATAATCCACTGTAACAGCAGCACCATTTTCGATTGAGTAAACAGTCTCATTGCGATGGTCTTCTTCATGGCTCCATCCCTTACCTGTAAATACTGCCACTTTTCCCGGAATGTTTTCGCCCGGGTCAATACCAGTGGAACAGGCGGGCATACTTACGCCAGTATTAATATATTCATCAGACCAGCCCGTATACTCAGATGTTTCAGCATCATAATAAAAACAACGCATATCGCCCGGCACTGTGGCCAGCCCATTTTCATCAAAAACAGGTTTCATTATTTAGCCCTCACCAGAAAGTTAAATGCAATATTTCGCGGTCTGACAGCAACAAAATTCACACCATCACCCACAGAGTTACTGGTGAGATTAAATCGTGAAAATCCTGGCTGATTTCCGGCGATTCCATCATGAAAGTTAATTGCGTGTCCCGCACCTCCGCCTATATTCCCGGCAAACTGAGAAAAGTTTGTAGCTTCCTGCCAGCTTAATAATTCGCGACCACCATCTGCACCTCGCCCGTCATCCCAGATACGAATGAAATCACCGCGGGCTTCAGGTAATACCAGCGCCGGAAACACTTTCGCCAGCACAGGGTAATCAGTGGCAGAAAATTTCGCCCCGTTGAACTTCAAAAACACCATACTGGACCAGCTGTCGATTACAGTATTTGGCATTGCAGCGGACGGCCAGAAGAACGGAACGCCAATAGCTGGAGCACCTTCTCCCAAACCAAGTTTTGTGCGAGCGTCTGCGGCATTCGTTGCCCCGGTCCCGCCGTCAGCGATTGCAAGCGCACCATTGCTCCCTTTCTGCGCAAGTTTACCGATGCCTGGGATGGTTACGGCGGTGCCGTTGATGGTAACTGTGATGCTTTGGTTTGCTGAGGTGGTGGCGAACGTCTCCCACGCGCCAATATTCTCGTCGTACTCTTTGATGAGCTGTGACATGGCCTGCGCCAGGCCGTCGACTGAGATATTGTCCGACACAAGGATTCCATACTTCTGGCCGCTCAGCGCCGGGGAAACTGCTGGCGTAACCGTCATTGACGTGGCGCTGTTCACGGATGAAATCTGAAACAGCTGCACCGGGTTAGACATCACGATAATCGTCTGGCCAGCGCGGACCTGGCTGGCGGGAGCTGTCCAGTTTGTGCCCGTCCCGGTGGCGGTATTTCCATTAATGGCGATGGTGCCGGTGTTATAAAGCATATTTTCTCCAGGCAATAAAAAAACCCCGCCGGAGCGAGGTTTATGTTTAAGCGTAGTGGGTTATTTGCAGGTTGTTTCGGTAAATGTATTCGCACTTACCCAGCGCCAGCTGAAAGGATATCCAGCCCGGTACTGCGTCTGGTTGTTTTGTTTACGCACACCGTAAATCTGAACCGTAGTTTCCTGACCGCCAACGATTGCAGTGCCGCTGCAAACTGGTTCCTGTTTCTCAATTACGCCAGCGCATCCTGTAAGCATGACAGCGCCTGCCATGCAGATAATCAGTTTTCTCATTTTGATAGTATCCAGAGGAATTCAGTATCTTAGACGATACCAATACAATTCTGGTGGGTATAATTGATTGGATAGATCAATATTATGTTATTGATCGCTAAAAACTATCAATCAATCATAGGCCGCTGTATTTATGGCGGTTAATGAAATGCCAGTATTCGTTCCCCCTCCAGGTGAACCTGCCCCAGTGGAGGTCCCCCCTGCGTTTATCCTCGTATTGGCCCCGTCAAACCTGCATGAAGAATAAGCATTTATCGTGTAGATAGTCGGAGGCTGGGTTGAATTATTCACAATGATGGTCTGACCCAACTGAGCAGGTGCAACGGCCCATGACCCGCTCAGCGTCTGGTCAATATTTATCCCGCCGTTTGCACCAGGCGTGCCAACCGTCTGCAGGTCTGATAGCACACGGGACTCATTAGTTAACACAAGCTTTCCGCTCGCATCCCATATTGCCAAACCCCATTTCGGTAATATCTGCGGGAATATGGCAAAAACGTACGCCGTTAAAGTGAAACTTTGGTTGTAGGGATTAACCCCCGCGACATATATATTTCCGCCGTTCCGGTAAGATATTACTGGCGTGGGCTGGGCGGTATTTGTGGTCCTGATAAATACCATCACAGGGTAGTCAGCATTTAATGCAATATTCTGAGCAACCTGCTGCGAACTGCCATTAGCAGAGGAGTTGAAAGTGTACTTGCCGTAAAGACAAAAAGGCGTTGACTGGGGCGTTACAAATGGGTTCCCGTTGTCCATTAATATCATCGCGCCAAATTCGGCCATTATGCTTTCTCCATGAAAACGACCACTTCACACTTTGAGGCCGGATAATTACCCAGACCTACAGAAGATGCAGCGCTTACGGTTATTGTGCTCCCTGACGCGACAATGCGCCGCCCTACGCTGTTACCTCCTTCATCAAGTGAAAGAACAAAACCAACTTTCATTCCTGAGGGCACCGTAAAAGACCAGCTGCCGGAGGTTTGCCCGGCAGCCAGCTGTATTCGCCCAACGACGGAAACGGGTTTGATGCCATAGTTGTTGGGTTTTCCTGAAGCATCCCAGGTCTGTATTCCATAAGCCATTTCAGAATACTCCCGTTAATCGGCCAACCTGCACCCTAAGAACATTACTGCCATCTTTGACGCTGATCGTCTGATTTGTCAGTTTCATGGCTCCCTCACCAGCAGTCGAACCGTAGTTCTCAAACGTCCCCCCTTTATCAAGCTTCCAGCCAGCAGAACCAGCAACATAATTGTTCGACTGGATAAAATTACCAATCTTTGCGTTGCTGATAGTGCCGTCCTGGATGAAACTGGCCCGGATGAATGTCTGTCCATTCTGGATCACAAACGGCAAAGCCACGCTATTTCCGGCTGCCGTGGTGACGGCGAAGCGATCAGCCAGGAAGATAACCTGCGACTGCATGCCGGATGGCGTATTCTCCACGCCGATACCCATCCCCGCGGCGTAATACTGACCGTTGCTGGAAACGCCAACCTTGATGTTGTACATCGCGCTGAGGTCGCCATTAACGTTGGCTATCGCCTGAGCGTTGGTTGTGATGGCTGATGTGTGTCCGTTGACGGTCGCCGTGATCCCGTTTATCTGCGTGGCCGCGGCCTGCTGGTAATCGGAGAACGTCTGGTTCAGGCTGTTGATAGATGCCTTGTTGCCGTTCACGTCAGTCTGCAAACTCAGCAGCGAACGCGCCGTTGCCTCCTTCTCGTTGACGATCACCTCATCAATGCGGTCCAGCTGCGCGCTGTTACCGGCGACGGATGCAGACAGCGTTTTGCGCGCCGCCACCTGCGCCAGGTTGCCCTGAATAATCGCGATGGCAGAGTTCTTCACTCCTCCCGTCATACCGTCCACAGACACGCTGATGTTATCGATGCGCTGGCCCAGCGCGGTATCAGCCGTCGCCACTGTCTGCTCAAGCTTGCTCAGAGAAGAAGACACATCTCCGACCGTGCTCGACAGGTTTGTAACGCTGGTCTGAACCTTCCCGATATCCTGGGCGTTTTTGGCGATATCTTTCGCTTGCTGCTCCAGTTCGTCGTTGGCCTGTTTGATATCGTTAGCCATGCCAGCAATTTTTTCGTTGCTGTCCACCGCGTTCTCGATCAGGTCTTTGAACGTTTCCGACTCTTTCATATCCTCCAGAATGTCATTAGTTATTTCGCTGACATCTATCGAGGACGTGCCCATGATCCAGTCGGTCCAGTCCCCGGCGTTACCGATACGGTCAATCAGGCGCGCGCGGTACCACTGGCGAACGCCGGCAGGCATGGGGCCATGCTGATAATCTGCAGCCGGGTACGGCACCAGGACCAGCAGTTCAGGATTGGCGTAGTCGGCAGTTGTGGCGCGCTGAATCTCTGTATAGGCCGTGTCGCCTGAGCCATCCGGAAATTTCCAGGTCAGGTCGATATGCCAGACCACATCTTCGGTCGCCAGGAAGTTGAGCGGAGTACCCGGTTTTCCCGTTTTACCGGAGAGATAAGTTGTTTCACCGTATCCCCATGGTGACGACGTATCCTGCGCATTCAGCGCCCGTACGCGCACGTCATAGCTGCCCGAATAAATGCCCTGAACCGAGAAACCCTGCGCGCTGGTAACCGGAACGTTTATCCAGTCCCCGTTGTCCTTACGCCACTGGGCAACATACCGGATTGCGCCCTCTACCTTATCCCATGACACGTCCAGGCTTGCTACAGTCAGCCCCTGAGACACATGATCGCTCTCAGTCACCACGATATTCTTCGGAGCAGACAGGACGCTTATCGGCGTGACGGTGATCGGGGGAGACTCGACCCGAACGCCGTCATCGATGTAACGATATTTGTTTGGATCGTGCTGAACGGCCGTAATAGTGAAACCGCCTGTACTGTCGTCGTTAGCCGCGATTGAGGTGACCCTGAAGTACTGTATTGCGAGGTTATCACTGTCTATCGCCCAAACAGCGCCCGCCACAGGAACCTGACTGAATGCCGTAGCCACCGTCACCGTTTTTTTATCGGCGCTCACCGCGCTGATTGTCCGCGTCTGGGCTTTTCCGTCGGGAAGGTTAACCACCAGCCGGTCTTTCGCCGCGTAGTCTATTTCTCGATCGAGGGTAATTTGGCGGCCGTTGGCCGCGCTTATACGGCCCCCGTTCTCCTTACCAGAGCGGAAAGGATCGGCGACACCGATAATTTCAGCGGGCAAAGGGATATAACCGTCCAGCCCCACGCCAAACGATACGGTCCCGTCTTTGGCATTGGAGAGCAATACCCAGCGACCGCGTCGGTGCGCTTCACTTTGCGAGGTGCAGCCGATTGCGGTCAGGGACGTCTGCCGGACGTCGTAACGTTCTACAAGCGCCGAATCGTAAACCCCCTCAACGGTATCGCTGTAATGGTTCTGCGGATCGGACCAGGACACCAGGCAGGAGCTGTAGCGATTCTTGTATGAGCCGCCCGCATAAGTAAACAGCCCATCGATAACGTTTGAGACGTTATAAACCCAGTCAACATCGTCCTGCGGGACGTCTGCCTGGACATAAATCTGATCGTTGCCCCAGAACGTTATTCCACGAAATACCGCGGCGAGATCGTTAAGTACCTGCCAGGCGTCCTCCTGGCTCTGAATGAAAACGTTGCAGGTGAAACGCGGTTCGGTGCCACCGGCCCCGTCGGAAACCATTTCGTCACAGTACTGGGCGATTGAATACAGCGCCCACTTATCCACCATGGACGCATCCACGCGCGTGCCCATGCCGTAAATTTCATCCAGAACCAGATCGTAAAAGATCCAGGCAGGGTTATTGGACCATGCCATTTTGAACCCGCCGGACCATGAACCAGAATAGGTTCGGGTTTTCGGATCGTAATTATCCGGAACCTTAATCAGCTTGCCTTTTATCTTACAGGTCACTTTCGGCGCGCTGCCGTTGAATTGGCTGCTGTCCACTTCGACATACAGGAGCGCTGTTAAAGGATAACGAAGCTTGCTGTCGATGACTTCCGCATACGAAAACACCTTGAAGGCGTTAACCAGTTTCGAATTTGATCCGCTGGCATCAGCCGTAATACGCCTGACCCTGACAGACCAGCCGGACGTGGATTTTGGCAGATCGATACGGTGGTCACGCTGATATTCCGTCGTGGTCTTTCCGTCAAACTTGCCGTTTACAACCGTTTTCCAGGCGCCGCCGTCCGTTGATAAATCGATCGCATACTCGGTGACCGTGCCCACCATATCGCCATTATCTTTATAGAGATACTGGACCGGAAGGCTGAGCTTGATACGGATGGCATCCAGGGAAAGGTTTGTAAACTGGCGCGTCCAGGGCGCGGTGGTGGTGACAGTTGTGCCCACGGCCAGCTCGTTGTCGACCTGGGGCATCCCGGCAATATAGGTCTGGTCCTGTGTGCCCTTGCGGAACTCCCATTTCACGCCGCTGAAGTTGTATTCCCCGCTGTCGTTTGCCAGCGGCGTATCGTTGAGAAAAATGTTCTGAGCGGTCAGGTCGCCCTGTATTTCCCCCTCAGAAACGGCAATGAGCATTTTTAATTTTGCGACCGACAGCAGATCGTCAGGCTGCTCAACCGGAGTATGTGAACTGCCACCTCCCCCTTTGGCACCCTGCAGGATGGTTTCTTGTTTAAGAAGCTGCATTTTTTCACCCATAAAAAAAGGTGCCGAAGCACCTTTAAGTTAGTGGCCGCTGGCCTACTGCTGATCGCTCGAGTACATACCGGCGCTGACTATCGCTCCCCCTGCCTCAGTCAGACCGTAGGCCAGGGGGACAGGATGCCCCATAGCGACGGTATTGACCGGCGCCCCGAAGGCGTAGTTAGGCGTGTTGTCCGTGCTGGAGGATTTACCCGCGCCGAAGGATGGCTGGGGCGTGAGCATCTGGACAACGCCCCCCAGCATCATCGACACTCCGACCCCTGTCAGAATTGACGTGGCGCTGATAGCTGTTGCACTCATCGCCGCGCCCCAGGCTGCCATGCTCGCACCAGCGGTAAAGAATGCAGCGACCAGCGCAACAGCCCCGACAACTATCTGCAGGACGCCCGAACTTTTGGCCCCCTCATAAACGGGCACGATCCGGTACACGCTTCCACCGCGGGTCATATCAAACTCTTCCAGCCCGATATTGTTGCCACCGTTAAAAAAGGCGAAACGGATCCCCTTCATATGAGCTTCAGACATATATTTTTTGAATCCGGGAACCTGTGAACACATGGCCCTGAGCATCTCGCGCAGGTCGGCAACATCAAACTGAACGCGTTTACCGAATTTTTTTGCCATTTTACCTTCGAGAATAAGCGTCTTAACCATGCATTCTGTCCTTATGCCTGACCACCCGGACCGTTCTGTCGCGATAATATTTTCCATAAGGCGTTCGCGAAGAAAGGTGCCCGAAAAGATGATGGAGAATGATGTTATCACCCACATATACCGCGGCGTGATTAGTCACCGATGCCTGCACACTCATCATGATGATATCTCCGGGCTGCATTGCACCGGCGGCAATCTCAACGAATCCCTCACGCTCCCAGTTGTCGTCGTAGAGACGCTCCTTGCCGCTCTCCCACCATTCGTAAGGTACTGAATAATTGCCGAGAACAATGCCGTATTCGCGCAGATAAAATTCACGGATAAGCGACCAGCAGTCGGCGTAACCCAGCACCCACTGCCGCCCGGCATAATCCCGGTCTTCACGCGGGGAAATCGTACAAAAATCCCCGTCCGGCCAGGACATGATCCCCCACTCAATCCCCGACCAGTCGCACTGGATCCGGTCCAGCTCTGAGGGCACCAGCCGAACCACATCCGGATGGGAATGAATGAGCATGATGATCTCACCGCGCGCGCGGGCAGCGAGCTGGTCTTCCGGGGAGAGCGTGAATGTCTCCTCGGGTTTATCGGCAATGTTGCGGCAGGGAATAAAGATTTGTTGCTGGCCTGACTGAACAATCAGGCCGCAGGCTTCTTTGGGGTATTCAGCAGCGACGTGCTGACGGATAGCATCCAGCAATTTTTCACGCATTTTTATTTCCCCTGCAGGTTTGCAGCCGGAAAACCGCCGAACGGCAGCGGCGCATCCGGGCCGTGACGATCCTGACAATCCTGCCGGCGGCCGCCACAAACATCTTTCGACGGGTCATCGGTCGGTGTACCGTCTTTGGTAAAGTATTTCGTGCCGTTGTAATCGCATCCGGTCCCGCTTCGGTACCAGCCCCGCATACACCAGGTGCAGACAGGCGTAATCTGCCGTGTCGGCAGCTGCAGGCTCTGAATATCGAAAGGAGAACACAGCTCGAAATCAACCTGTACCCGCGTCTCTGCGGTTTTAGCATTGACGTAAAAGAGCTGTAAGCGCTCATCGGCCGGGCTGGCACCCGGATTACCGTTTTTCCAGTTGGCGGCATCGAGATACTTCGAAAGCGTGGTATGGATTTTGACCTTAGCCCTGACCATATCGTCATATTCAAGACACAGCGCGGTGACATAGTTTCCGACGTTCCCGACGGACAGCGTGGGCGTTGGCTGGGAACCTGTACTCGATAACTCCATCCCCTTAAGTTCGTAGGGATGGGGATCGTACTGGTTTCCCTGCCAGATAATGGCGGGCAGATTTTCTGCGGCGAAGGCTGCCCACCCCTCTTCCTGAATATTGTGCGCATGAAAACGCAGCACCTGATCCATACCGAATTCAGTGCCGTCGATCTCAATCAGCTGAATAACGCTGCCGGGCTCAAGCTGTTGTATGTCTGCCGTAAAACTCATACTCCCCCCATAAAAAAAAGCCGCCCGGAGGCAGCTTTCAGTGTTTTTCGAGAAAATCAGGGCGCGAACGCCTGTTCAAAAGTGAAGGCCACAGTGGCTTTTTTCCCGGTAGGGAAAGAAACGCTGAACGAATCGGCCTTCATTCTGAACAGCTTTTTTTCACCCCATGGAGTGGTCCACCAGAACGATTTAGTAACGTGAGACATCAGGAAAGCGCGCAGCGCAGCCGCCTCCTGTCTGGTGCCCGTCCAGTCCAGGTTCCACGTTTCCTGTTTGTCGTTGATCCCCATCCCCGCTATCTGTTTGTAGCCATCCCCGAACTGGGCCTGCAGCGTTCGGGCTGTTTCAGTGCCCTGCGCTGTTTTTCGCGTGCGCCAGGTAAACGTGTCCGTCACTGTGTCCTCCTCGAATAAAGCACGCCGCCCGCGGACATTTCTTTTTTCAGTCGCTCGGTGATTGTCTGCTGAACAATCGCCTGCAGCTGTTTCGCCGTCCCCGTGGCGTTCGCCTGATTTATGCTTCCGTCACTCCCCTGCTGGCTGATGCTGACTGGGGCATAAACACTGATCCCGCCCATGCCAGCACCGGCTGCGTTCCCGCCGCCGACCAGACCACCCGAGGCATACCCGCGCATCAGGCGATAGAGATTAGCCACGCCGATGCGGCTGGTTGATTCTTTGGTGAAGACGAATTCCCCGCGGTGAACGATACCGGCTGGCTCGTACTTGCCGCCGTGCCCGGTAAAACCGCCCACGTCAAAACCCTGTGGCCGGTATGACGGGACCGCGAATGACTGACCGGCAGAGGAGGTTTTCGCCCCGCCGCTAACCCAGCCCATTGCACTCTGGATGGTGTAAGCCACCAGCAGCTGGTTGATAACGGACACAATCATTTTAAGGATCGAGCTGGTGAATTCCCTGAAGCTCGCCTTCCCGGTTGTCGTCAGGCTGGTAAGCTGGCCCGCCAACCCGCTGAACGTAGCCTGAGAAATCTGCTGAACGGAGCTGAAAACGTTTGTCGCTGAATCCTGATATTCGGCCCAACCCTGTTTCGCACCGGCCAGCCAGTTTGCACGCAGGGCATCTTCAGCTTCGAACGTCGCCCTTTGCTCTTCCAGAACCTTTTGCTGCGCCTGAGGGTTGTACGAATAGCTTTCGCTGAGACGCTGCAGCGTAGTTTGTCGCCCGGCTTCCCGGGTGGATAACCCCTCAGACTGAGCCTGCAGGCCCGCCCTGGCGGCTTTTTGCTGCTGCTCAAACTTCACGGCCTGATCGGCCAGCTGGTTGAGCTTTTGCTGGCTGGCAACCTTATCGCCCAGGTCGGCCAGCTGCCGCTTGTACTCGAGCGTTTCTTCTTTGTGCGCCAGCAGGGATTTTTCCTGCGCCGTAAGCTGACGACGCCCAGCGGCCTCCTGCAGAACGGTGAACTGATTTTCAGTTTGCCAGAGATCCTGACGCTGTTTACTTATGACGTCGTTCACGCTGGTATGCTGCTCAAGCGTTTTAAGCTGGGCCTGAAGGGTGAGAAGTTCGGCCTGCGCCTTTTCCTCGGCTTTGTCCCCGGCGGGCGTTGAGTAGCTTTTGCCTTTCGGTGTTTTTGGATCCTTCCACTGCTTTTCAATCCCGGCGCGGGCCGCGGCAATGTCCTTTTCAGTCCACAGCGTGGCGACACCGTCTTTCGCATCCTGGCGGTTTTTCTCAATAAGCTGACTGAGCTTTTTCTCTGCTGAAGCCCGCTTTTCTGCCGCCGTCGCGCCGGACTCCACCAGCTGGTTAAACTGCTGCTGGCTGCGGATTGCCTGAGCCTGCTGGTCCGTTCGCATTTTTTCCCGCGCGGCTGCCAGCCCTTCCTGGGCGTATTGCTGATCGGCAAGATCGTAAGCCTGCTTTTTCAGCTCCACCTGCTGGCGCGCGTTTCTCAGCCTTTCCGCATCCGCTTTCTGCAGAACGTTGTTACCGGCATAATCCGGGTCGACCTTAAGATTGCTGGACAGCGCGCGGTACTCTTTCTCTGCTGCCTGCCACTCAGCAAAAGAGTCCTGGCGCTTCATCGCGGTGTCAGGATTACGCCCGACGCCCAGCATCGCATCCCACGCACCGGAGGCGGCATTCTTCACCCAGTTCCAGGCTTTTTCGAGGGATCCGAGATTATCCTCGACCGCACCGGCGCGCTGAATGACCGCGTCGGAATATGCCCGCATGGCCAGCTCGGCAGCCTTCTGAGAATCCCCCAGCGCCTGAGCAGAAGCTATCTGTTCATACTGGGTGGCTGTCAGAAAATGAAGGGAATCGTTGAGCGTCGCGACCGCGTTAACCGGATCATCCTTCAGGCGTTTAAACTGATTTATGGTTTCGTCAACGGCCTGCCCGGTAGCCTGCTGCAGCCTGGCGGCAACATTGCTGACCATGCTGACGTCATTACCGCTGAACGCGCCGCTGCCAACGACCTGCGCCAGCACGCCTGCAGCGGCATGCTGAGTGATGCCATTACCTGCCAGCGAGCGCGCCAGCGCCTGCAGCTGCCCTGACGTTTTCCCCGCGTAGTTCCCGGTCAGGATCAGCTGCCTGTTAAATTCCTCAGACTCTTTGCTGCCGTCGTACCAGGCCTTACCCAACCCGAATACCGCCGCGGCAATCCCTCCGACCATGCTGGCGATCCCAAGACCGCGCAGTGACAGAAGCTGGTCTATCCACCCTGCCCGGTTAGCCAGCGTGATCCCGGAGCCGCGCAGCGCGCCGAAGTTACCGCGCATGACCTCGCCGATCAGTATTCCCAGTTCCTGCCGGGCGGCGGCACTTTGCAGCCCCAGACCGTGCGTGGCGACTTTGGCAGCTTCGAGCTTGCGGATATAGACTTCAGCCGCATCGCTGGCACCGACCTGCGCCGCCTTCATGCGCAGTAGCTCGGTACCGGAGAGCTTTTGCTCTGCAACCTGTTGCTTCAGCTGGCTGAGGAATCGCGTGCGCGCTGCGGCCGATTTTTCCTCCACGATCTGCAGTTCTTTTTGACGGGCCGTGGTGCGGGAAATAAGGGCGAGATAATCCTGCTGGGTTATGTTGCCCTGTGCCCTCGCTGCGCGAAAGCGCGCCTGCACGTTCGCAAGCGACTGTGTTTCACCATTGAGCTGGCGTACGCCGTCGATCTGGCGGAAAAATGATGCCGCAAGTTCATCCTGTCGACGGGCAAGCGCAGCGGCCTGCCCGTCATTCTCACGCATGCGCTGATTAAGCTCGGTCACGCGGCGGTGAGTTTCATCAACGGACTTTGAAACGTTCTGCCAGTCTTTGGTAAGCCCTTCCGTTGCGGCCGACTGGCGGGATTTCATATCTGCGGCAGCCGCCGCGCCAGCGTCACCCACGGTTTTAAACGCAGCCGCCTGCCGCTCTGAAGCGCGCTGCATTCGCGTCTGGACTTTTTCAGAGTCCTCAGCCATCCCGGTTAGCTGGCCCTTTATGCGGGCAACCTGCTCACTAAACGTGGCGCTGTCGACGTCAAGGTTGATGACCAGATCGCTAATCTGCTGGGCCATATCGGATACCTCCTGTTATCCCCTCAGCTGCGGCCATCAGCGCATCATCATCCGGCTCGTCATCGCTGATGACGATACCGGAAGGAGAAAGCAGGCTGAAATGTGCGGGGGTAAGTTCCGGGTCGCGGAAGAAAAGAGTGGAGATGGAATAAAGCAGCTCTGAGAAATGCGCATCGAGCTGAGCGTCCTGAAAATAATGCTCCCGGTAGAACTGGTGCCAGTCGCCCAGCTCAGTGGAAGTCATTCCAGCCAGCATGGCGCGCCAGTCGGGTCGCCCGAACTCGCGCGCCAGATTCAGGACAAACTTCAGCTCGCTGGCAAGGGCTTTTCCGCCGCAACGGGTTCTGCGCTTTCGGCCTCCGCTGGGGCATCCGGATCGGCAGCTTTGTCATCCTCAACCGGAACGAGCATGCCGGAGAGCAGCTTTATTTCCATTTCTGCTTTACCGATCGCCTCCGGCGGCCAGCCGCTAAGCACCTGCTGGTAAAGCGTCTCCACATCCGTGCCAGCCGGATCGTTATGCCACAAAGACATCGCAATCAAACGCGCACCGCAGCGAATATTTGAGCCAATCAGCCTGGCCGTCATTTCCTGATCGCTGATGCCGTCGCTGTCAGCGCTGACGGCCTTTTCCTCTGCGGCCATAAACGTGATGTACTCAATACGCTGAAGCGCCGACAGCTCGAAGATGGTCAGTGATTCTTTTTGCCAGGTGAACTTCTCTTTTTTCAGAAACATGCGTCCTTCCTTACGCTGCAGTTACGGTAACTTTGCAGACCGCAACGAAATTACCGTCGCTGGTCATAACAATAACGTCAGCGGTGCCTGCCGCCACGCCGGTGACGGCGATCGCATTACCGCTAACGGTGACCGTTGCTTTTGCCCCGTCTGAGGTTGCCACACGGAACGAGGTATCTGAGGCACTGGCTGGGTTAACCGTCACATTGAGCGTTGTGGTTGCGCCGACGGCCACGCTTGCCGTGGCTTTATCGAGCGTAACGCCTGTCACGGGGATATTCGGGGTCCCGCTTTCTTCTGCCAGTTCCGGCTTGCCGGTATTGGTAATTTTCGCTGTACGGGTTATGACCTCTTTTGCCGGAATGGCTTTACCCAGGCTGCTGCACCAGCCGCGGAAAACGTCGACGGTACCGTTCGGGTATTTGATTTTGTAATAGCGTACTGAGCCATCAATAAACCATGCGACAAGGTCTTTTTGCCCTTCTTCGCCCGGCTTCCAGGCGAGGGTGAACGAGGTATCGCCAGCAGATTTTGCCCCCTGGGCCGTCGCGTTCCAGTCGGCATCCTCGTCGTCGAGGTAAGTGTCGTCATACGATTCGGCGGTCATTTCGCCCGGCGTCAGCTCTTTAATTTTCGCCAGGCGGTTCCAGTCGATATCCGAGAGTGGGTTAGCGAAAGCGTTGCCCGTTCCGGTGTAAAGCCAGAGGGTGGTACCGGCACCTTTCACAGGGGCCAGCGGGTTTGGAGTAGGCATAAGTACCTCTTAAATTGAATAGGTGATTAAGTACGTGAAATCGACTGAACCCCAGGTGGCCATTTCATCATCCCGCTGATAGTCATAACCCTGCGGGGTGAACGTCTCGACCAGTTCGGTCAGACCTGGGATGAAGGCCATTGCCGGATACACTTTCTCTTCCATCCAGGAATCAAGCGCGCTGTCGGGGCTGGAGGCTTTAAGAAATACCTCGATGTGAACAACCGCCTGCCACGAATCTTCGTCAAGCGAATCGCCGGTGTACTCCGCGTCAGAAAGGTATACAGCCACGGCAGGGAGATCCTGCTCTTCAAGAAAAACAGGGCGCCCGTCAAACCAGGTGACCGTGTCGGTGATCTCGGCTTTCAGTTTGGCCAGAATGGCTGCACGAATTGCGCTGTGTCTGTTCATCGCTTCAGGTGGATCCTCAGTTGGTTTTTCAGGGCTGCGGAAAGTTCTTTGGGCATATCGCTTTCAATAAGGCGCTTTGAAATAGCGGTGAAGGCCACGGTGAGCGGTGTCTCAAGAGGAACTTTGACCACATCAATCGGATAACGGGCCTGACCTACGCGCCGCATGACCTGCCAGCGCCCGTTCGCAAGCTGTTGGATAAAAGCGTTACGAAAGGTATAGGGCCCGATTTTAAGGACGCTGCCCGCTCCGTTTCTGGCCCCTTTTTTACGCGAGAGCCTGACGCGCGCCGTGCCGAGCTTTATCGCAGGAAGATTACCGCGGTTGATTTTTATCGACGCGACCGGGCGATCGTGACGGGCCTTGCGCACACGGGAACGCTGGCGGACCAGACGAACCGGAAGCCCCTTTTTCCGGTTATCATCAACTGTTGCTTCTTTCGCTACAGCTTTGCTCCCCTGGCTTATCGTTCTTCTGGCCACCCTGTTAAGTGCTTTTGCGGTTGCCTCAGGAACGATTAACCGGCTGAGGCTGTTCAGGTTCTGAATAGCCCTTTCCAGTCCTTTCACAGACATAGCGCCTCCTCATTCGAGATGGATGCGGGGTTTTCCGTTGAACATGTCATAGCGGGTAACGATCAGGTTCTTACCGTCGTAGTCGACGCTGTCGTTTCGGCGTGGCTGGTAAAGCTCAGAGAAAACCACCAGCGAAGTACCTGTTCCCGACAATGGCCCCATTTCCTCGAGTTGCTCGGCGGGAACAACGTCATAGCTGCTGCCATTGATGATCGCTGTCTTTCCCATCTTTTTTATAGTGGCCGCGTCCATGCGCGCCGCCATCCGGTCAAAGGAGTTAGGCATTGATCTTAACTTCAACAACGGTGGTGTTTGCCCCTGCATCTTCCCAGGCGATGCCCGCGGCAACGGCGTCCGTTTCTTCGATCGTGATTTTGCCGTCCTTCAGATACACCTGCGCCCCGGCAGTAACCGCATCTGCGGATACTTTTGGCAGGAGGAAAACACCCTCAGTAAAACCGTCCCCGGTATCGCCAGCCGGGATATCGGTAATTGCCACCGCGATAAGTTTTCCAACAACAACCGGGTCGCCGCTGTGAACATCGGTTGCACCACTGTTTACCAGAGGGATCGTTTTCCCGTCCTGCGCATAGTTCTTAGCCATAACTTCTCCATTCAGCCCCTTTCGAGGCTGGTTTCAGGTATAAAAAAAGCCCTTACGGGCGTCTGTTTGTCAGGACTGTTTTTTACTGACCAGAGGATTTGGTCATGCCGCGATAGTCCAGCGGCGCCACGCCAGCATCAATACGCACTTTCGTGGCGATACCATCAGTGGTGAAGCCTTCCTGCTGATCGATGTATGGCGTGTCGACGCCGTTGAGATAAGCGACCTCAATGGTGTCGGTGCCCTTCGCGGCAGCCAGATACCAGGCTTTCGCATCAGCTTCATCCAGACGTGGTTCGGCAATGACTTCTGCAAAGTTCTGGATAGGGTTAACGATCCCGGCATTGATGTCTGCACCTTTAACACTGGCCGACTTGATGGTCTGATTTGCCAGAGTTTCCAGGGCGACGGGCACCAGCATGTAGGCCGGACGGATATTCAGGGTTCGCTCCCCCTCCTTCTGCAGACGCATCAGCTTGCGCGATTCGTCCAGGCTGGCCACAGAAATTGCACCCGAGCTCAGGTTCTTGTGATCGGCATGGAACAGCGCCTTTCCGTCTGAGAGTTTCGGGTTTTTGGTCAGAATGGCGTAAACCAGATCGCCAATCGTTGCTTTCGCCGCGCGCCCCATCTTCATCGGTACGTCGGTAAGCTGGTTCAGATCGTCGTTGATGATCGCCTGGCGAGTTACTGAGAAGATTTCACCATACGTGGCAAGCGCGATGGTTTCGCCTTTGTCACTGGTAGTGATGTACTTGTACTCAGCCCCTTCGCGAACCTGTCGCAGAGAAGGGAACCCACCCATACCGACACGATGCGCCGTTTTGAAGTCCGACAGCTGGCCTTTTTTGGTCCACTGCTCGAAGGTTTCCTGCGCCTCGTCCCAGCCCTGAATCAGCGCTTTGTTCGCAACATCAAGCAGAATGTTGCCAAAGTCAGAGGTGCTGTGGGTCAGCGCCAGGCCAACCATCTGCATCGGGTTGTAGCTGGCCACGCCGATACCTTTTTCTGTCAGGGCCATACGCGCATACTCGCGCAGCGTCATACCGTTATAAACGTTATCCCGCTCCTGACCTTCGAACCCGGCACGCGCCATCAGTGCCTGGCGAATACCATCCGCGACGAAGTTACCGTTGCCCGCATGAATATGCGGCTGAGTGGTTTTATTGGACGGCGTGGCCGTTTTACCGAGTTCTGCCAGCAGCAAATCTTTCGCCTTATCGACGGAGCAATCAGGGTCGGCCACACACTGATTCTGCAGTTCCATGTGCTTATTACCGAACATGGCAAAGAGATCGCCGATAGCGTTAACACGGGTTTTCTGCTCAGCCAACACCTGCGCGCGGATCGCATTTTCATCCGGTGCCGGGTCTGTTTTTGCCTGCGGTGCCTGAGGCTGGGTAATAACCGGGTCACGCTGGGTAGTGTTGCGCGGCGGGGTGATCATGTTGCGAATGCTTTTTGGCATTTTTTCAAATTCCTCAATACGTTTTGAATGAATACAGGCCATAGCCTGAAGGGATGGTGTCACCTGGTCGGCAAAACCCAGTTCAAGGCACTCGCTGCCGTTCATCCAGGTTTCGTCCTCCAGCATTGCCGCAATTTCTTCGGTGGATTTTCCGGTTTTCTGTGCATAAGCCGGGATAAGAACGGATTCAACCTTGTCGAGAAGATCCGCATAGTCGCGCATATCGCTCGCGTCACCACCAGCAAACCCCCAGGGCTTATGGATCATCATCATCGTGTTTTCAGGCATGATGACCGGATTGCCTACCATCGCAATCACCGAGGCCATGGAGGCCGCCAGACCGTCGATATGTACGGTAATCGCCGCGCCGTGGTGCTTCAGCGCGTTATAAATAGCAATTCCGTCGAAGACATCACCACCGGGCGAGTTGATATAAAGGTTGATGTGGGTGACGTCCCCAAGTGCCCGGAGATCATTGACGAACTGTTTCGCCGTTACGCCCCAGTACCCGATTTCGTCATAAATAAAAATGTCGGCCTCACTGTTATTGCTGGCCTGCATGCGGAACCACGAATTACTTTTTGCGCTGGCTTTCGGACGGTGGCGCGCCCGGTTCTTTGGCTTCGGCACTGGTGCCTCCTTTATCATTGGCGGGGTCGGTGTCAAACACCAGGCCCTGTTCACGGTTCTCGTCAACCTCAGCTTTACGGCGTGACTTAACATCATCCGGGTTGCGACCGCTGGCACGTATCCAGTCGGATTCAGTAGCAGCACCGCCGCGGATCTGCGTTTTCCAGGCATTCGCTTCTTTAACGGGATCAATCCACGGCATAACGGGCCCCGAATAAACCGCGTTATAAAGCGAGTCCATATCAATGCCTCTCGGCAGCTTGATTTCTCCGGCAGCAATAGCCATCTTGAGCCAGGCTCGGTACATGGGCCGGGTCACTGAACCGATGAACCAGTCCTGAAGAATCAGATAGCCGTCGGTTGACTCGACAAGCTCCTGCCGCTGGGCACTGTACGTTCCGTTGTAGTTTCTGGATGTGCTGGAAAAGCTGAGGCGACTGCCGGCGGACACGGCACGCAGCTGTCCGTTACGAAAAGATTCGAGGTTAGGGTTCGGGCGATCGGATTTAATCATCCCGATTTCTTCCCCGGCCTGCAGTTCGTCATAGAGCATACCGGGCTGAATCATCAGCTCGCGGTCATCGCTGCTTGAATCAGAATCGAAGCTCTGTCCGTCGCCTTTTTTGATATACATGCCGAGTGCCGCAGCAATTCTGGCAGCAGTAAGCTCCGAGTCCTCGTATTCTTTCAGCGCGCTCAGACGCATCAGAACACCAGACAAAAGAGACGTTCCGCGGGTCTGGTGCAGGCGTCGGGTGAATTTGAGATGCAGCATGTTCTCTGCATCTATCTCTTTGGTATCAAACTGACGCCCGGATACTGGCAGGCTTTTATAGACCTGATATTTTTTCGGGCGTCCCCAGTTATCGACAAAAACGCCCTGATTGAGCTGGGTGGCAGCATCGCTGTTCATCGGCACAAAGTCCGGCTCCAGCGCTTCCAGCCAGAACGGCACGCCAGCAACCGGCTGAAGACCATTTCCGGTACCGCGAACCAGCTGAGCAAATACCTCACCGTCCCGGAGCCACGTTCGCAGCATCAGCCGCTCCAGCATTGGGCGGGTAAACTGGGTTGTGACATCTGGCCTTACGGACCATTCGCCCCACTTTCGGCGGATATCAGTGGCCAGCTTTTTAGCGATCTTCCCGTTACTCAGCATCGGATGCGGTTCAACTATGATGCCCTTCGCACCCACCACCCTTTCTTCCAGCTTGTCGAAAACGCCGATCACCAGATCGTGGTTGTTATCCAGCCAGCGCGCCTGCTGCCTCAGCGAAACCGCCCCCATCTGGCTGAGCTGATCGGCTGAACGATTTTCCTTCTGGGCTTTGTGGGTACGCGTTTGCTTTACCGCCTCATACGCTTTAATAACTGCGCGGGCACGCAGGCGTGAGGCTTTCCAGCCTGGTGAAAACAGGCCAATCGCATCATCTAAAAAACTCATCCAAACCTCGCCAGCCTGTAGCCGGGTCGCCCACGGCGTTTGTTATTGAGCGTTGCCAGTCGTCGCTCCCATTCCTGACGGCCTTTTCTGATTTCCGACAGGTTTTCGAGCGTCATCTGCTGCCCATTGAAAGTGATTGATTTCCCCTCCAGAACAGACAGCTCGGCTGCAGCATAGCGGTCGATCATGTTTTGAATATCTGCTGGATTCACACCCAACCTCCTGACGAAGACCACGGATTAGCCTGCTCGGTTACGGGCTTCTCACGTTTTGGTTTTGGTTTAGATTTCGGCGCAGGCGGCGGGGATGGCATTTCGCCAGCTTCCGTCTGCGTGTCCTCGATCCACGTTTCCCGCCGTGCCCACTCAGGAGCTGACGGCCATTTGATTTTTTCGTAACCACTAAGGATGGCGAGCGCGTCGGCATAAACGAGCAGGTCAAATGCTTCGTTTGCGCCCCGGCCGGGCTTACTCCATTTCCCTTCATTCGAGCGTTCCTCATACGTCAGTTCGTCATAGAACCAGCTGCCCAGCCAGGCGGGGAAATGCACATAGCCAGGGCCGGGTGAATCACGCCACAGCGCATTATTCACCCGGTCTTTAAGGGCATCGGTCTGGAGAAGATAAAGAGGCACATCACCAGTCGCCTGTGCGCGGCGCGTTGATCTGCCCGTGTTGTCGGGAAACGTTCGCTGGATAAGTTTGCTGCGCCTGACGCTGTCCCCTTTGAAGAGATAGATACGCTTACCCAGCCCCTCACGGCGACATCTGCGCCAGAACTTGTAGGCATTATCCGTCACGCCATCTTCGCCCCCTGAGTCCACGGCCATCGACATCAGCCGCATGCCCTTTGATGGGTCAGCTGCGAGCGGCCACGTTTTATCAAAGACGTCAGTGAGTAAAAGATCCCAGTCCTCCGGATAGCTCGCCGGATCCACCTGAATGCTTTCACCGTTGCCGTCGCAGCGCAGCGAATGCCGGATGTTGTAACGGTCAACTATCCAGCGCTCACCCATACTTCCATAACCCGTAATCTGCACAACAAAGCGCCGGTTGCGCCCGGCCTGCACGTCCACGGTCGCAGTGAGAAACTGCACGCCGTTCGGTACCGAACGTTTTGGGACGTCTTCGGCACGCTGCTCGAGCAATTCACTTTTACGCTGCTCCATGCTGGCTCGCGGCAAATAGGGCCTGCCGAAATCGGTGTTGATCACCGTCTTCAGGGTTTCTTCGCTGCGCGTGGATTCATATTCCTGCTCGGCGGTCAGAAACTTATAAATAAGCTGCGCCCAGGTCTGGTAAGCAGCTGCCGGACCTTCCATCCAGAAGGAGGCAATACGGGAACGACGGCCATCACCGCTAACCAGGCCTTTCCTGTCGATGGTTTGCCCGTCCCGGAGCCAGACACATTTCATGTTAAGCGCACGCTTCATGTCCGGTGTGATCCTGCCTTTACAGGCAGGGCACTGAAGAAACGCCGCTTCGCTGGCAAGCACAGGATCGCTGCTGTCGCGGTATCCGGTCATATTGTCCATTTCCGGCTGGAAATATTCGCCGCAATGCGGGCATGGCCAGTAAAGACGACGGCGGTCACCACGGTTATAGAGCGATAAAATTCCGGTGGTCGGAGGGGCTTCATGGGGCGTGGAGCGCCGCCATTTTGTGTCTCTGATATCCCTCCCGGGCGAGCTCTCAACCAGCGTCATCCCGGAGGACATGAATGTCGTGGTTCGTTTCGATGCCAGTGAAAAAGCATCCCCCTCCCCGTCGATATCTTCCGGAAAGCGGTCATAATCCGTCAGCGCCACACTTTTATAGTCCGAGGACGACATGATATTGACGGATGGCCAGCCCAGCTTCAGATAGTTACCGGCGCGGAATGTACGGTCGTAGACGTTGTTATCGTTACGTCTTGGGCTTAGCCGGGTTTTAACTTCAGGGCTACAGCGAAAAGTACGGTCCAGGCGTTTTTTGGAATGCTCGCGCGCTTTTTCCTCAGATACCTGAATTACAAGCATATCTGCCGGATCGCAGACAATGTTATAAACGATCCAGCCGTCAATCAGCCCGATGGTTTTACCCGTTCGCGCTGGGCCCACAAACACAACCGCATCGTATTCACGCGATGCCAGACAGTTCATCGGCTCAATCACATAGGGTGCCAGATCCGGATCCCACGGAACTGAGTTTCCCGCCCCCATTGGCACGCGCATATAAGTACTGACCGCATCGGCCACCGGCATACGACGCGGGGCTCGTAAAATACCGGAAACATCGCGGCGGATGTCCCTGGCGGATGCCCGCTTTGCCATCAGTCCTCCTCAGGCTGCTCCTCCTCTTTTCCAGCGTCCTGCACCTTCTCCGCCATCTGGTCGCGCAGATCATCGATAACGCTTTGCACACGAACTACCGCAGCAGGCGTTAAAGCACAGTCGCGCTCGAGCACATCCGGGAGGGTTTCAAGTACCATGACGACGGCTTTCGCCATCAATGAGAATTCTCGCGCCACTTCATCTGCGGGTATTAACTGCCCCGTATCCTGTTCGAACTTCAGCCTCTCGTTCTCTGCTTTCCAGTGGGACAGCCTGTCAGAAGGGGGCATATCGTCGATGTTGGCCGAAACGGTAGGGATCATCAGTTCGGTCAGAATGTCGGTCACCAGATAGAGCTTTAACTTGCTATTGCTGCCTGGAGCAGGTTCAACATTTTTCAGTCTCGCGGCAACCGTCTGACGGTGTACGCCGGTTATCCCTGCCAGCTGGTTGATATTGAGTTTTAAAGTGGCAATTTCCTGGTCCATGATGGTGAACACTTTTTGAACGATTCGACATGTTGCGAAAATGGCCTCTAATTAAATCAAAGACCTGCGCACATGATGATGATGACCCTGGATCCGAAAAACTAGCCGTTTCCCGCGAGCGCGCCGCCCCGTGGTAGGCAACCCCGCCGGGAGGACCCATAAGAAAACACAGGTCCGACCGCCGTTTTGAATTCTCTTCTAAACGACTCTAGTTTGATTTGAGTATGCAATACGCGTAAAAAAGCCCCGCATAGGCGAGGCTGGAATCAGACAGGGGGGATTAAGACTGGATATTCCAAATCATTGCGTTACCGTTATGATTTTCAATGATTTTTGCCAGTGGTGCTCCACCAAAAGAATGCATGTAGCTGTGATGTATAGTCAAAACCAAATCTTGAAGTACTTGATCACTTTCAAGTTCGGTAACATTCAACCCAATTTTCTGCGCCTTATCAAAATGAATATGACGCGAGTGGGTATAGGTTGTGTGATGGTTGTTTAACTCTGAACAAACATGTGTTGCTTTTGATTCTGCCTCAGGATCATTATCAAACATGCCTGTCATAAGCCAATGCTTAACAATCTCATTTGCCCATTTGATTGCTTTCTCACACTCGCCGATGATCGTCGGGTTTAGCTTTTGAAGAATGAACTGCCACATCTGAACAGCTGCGGGATTTTGAAAAATTTCCGTCTGCGCACGATTCCATTCTTCAATGATGGCATGGGTGGAGAAACCGTTGAACTGAGGATCAATTGGGCCAATGTTGGACTGTTTACCCATGATGATTTCATTGGCACAACATGCAAGCATAGTTCCGCAGGACATTGAAATCATAGGAACAATTGCTCTGATGTTAGTTCCAAACTTCGACCTTAAGTAATGCCCGATTGATTCCAAAGCGGCAATATCACCACCTGGAGTATGAAGTATCAAATCCAACCCTTTTGATACATCTAAACCATTGATGGCTGTCATCAACCCGTTCTTATCATCATCAGTCATCTGAGTAAGATGGCGTACTTCTGCACCACCATGCTGTAACCACCCTGAGTAATATGTGATTACATTTCTTCCAGTATGATTCGAAAGTTGAGATAAGTATTTACGGCGAACCTCATCCATAGGACTTTTATGGGCGAGAGCCGTTATCTCGCCCAGTACGTCGCTCCAATTAGGCATAAATCAGTACGTGTAAAGTTGATGACTTGTAGTTTGGTTTTGCTTCGATTGTGTAGCGGTACCTTGTGAGTACCAAACACCTGTGTTTCCACTCGTACTAGTTTGCTGTGCCATTACACGAGAAGCGAAGTTGTTAACAGTTTCACCAGTCAACATTTCTGCCGGTTTGATATTGTAAACATCGTAGAACTCAGCTGGGGTCATAATGATAGCTCCTTTTATAGCGCTACATATAGTGCCTGTGCCAAGGGGGACATACTATATGTGCCATTGTTGTCATATTTAAATGTGCAAAAAGCCTCAAAAGAGGCTTGAAAAAGATGCAAAAATACTATCTATGACGTGACTATAGCTACTTACCCACAGTTTATACAAGCCAAAAATGCTAAATTCAGATAATCCTATTCGCTGAAAAACTACACAAAAGCTACGTTCATCTTGTCATTAGATAACGTCAGTAACTTTCACTGGATCTAAGCCATTGGTGAAAAAGCTAATTGCATGATGAAGCACTGTAATGTAGCAGTTGAGGTTGTTAAATGAGAATCACCCTAACAATGTCAACGGACATTATTCATTTTCGTAACTTCTCAATCTCTCGTATACCCGCCAGGTTATTGTTGCCCTTCTCAATAACAGCCAGCAAAGGTTCAATCCAGAGGACGGCCTGGCAATACGTCATTGAGCTGGCGGCAGCGGTACTATCATCGGTTGCGTTAGTGTTCCCGGTATCGGGGTGCATTGCGCTGGCACGTAAACGGTACGCGTATTTGAGCAGCCCACCAGCGACATCAGCAGGAACAGGCAGATCACAGGTCTTTTCACGTCGGAGAATCTCCCGGTATTCGATGACAGTTTTCTCAGTACCGGCATCGATCAGCGAGTTAAGGCGGTTGGCGTTCTCTGCTATCTGGTTAAACCGATTGAAGTTGAAAGCCTGTGTAGTTATCACCGTCGCCTGCAGCGCGTTATCATTACGTAATACCCGATTCTCACTCTGTTCTGTTTCAAGAGCTGAGCGGCTACGAACCAGTAATACGCTAAGCACTGCAATAATGATTACGACAGCCACCAGCAGAACCGCAACAATCGTAATTTTTCTGGGTTTCATCAGAATACCCCCGGAACTGATACCGGAATGCCTGGGTTAAGCGGCCCGAGCCCATCACCAAGAACCTGAGGTTTTTCTGCCCACAGGCAAACTTCACGCTCAATCTCACGCCGGGTAATCAACCCTTTCCATTGCTTACCACCGGCATATGTCCATCGACGAAGCTGATCACATGCGCCTTTGATATCACCCTGGTTTATTTTGTAGAGAAGAGTGGAGGTTTTGAAATTGCCAGCACCGACGTTGTAGACAAACGAGTAAAGAGCGCCCCAAGTAGTTTCAGGGATCGGAACCTTGATGTACGGATTAATCTGCTGCGCTACGGTGGTGAGGTCTTTATTAAGTAACGCTCGACACTCTGCTTTGGTGTAGGTCTTGCCGAGGATAATATCTTTACCAGTATGGCCCCAGCATACAGTCCACACTCCAACAACATCCCGATAAGGCTGATAGCGTACACCTTCAAGGCCATCATTACCCGTTGGGCCAGTAATCAACGCCGCAGCGATAGCAATAGCGCCAGCGGGTATCGCTGCAATAACGCTATTCTTCAGCTTTGGTGACATTGCCATTAAGCCGGTCCTCCCTTTCCTTTTTCCTGTAATACCAATTCACTGCACAGGTGATTACAGTGCATGCGATACCGACAATAATTGCCCAGTCGCTCAGGCTTAACCCTGCAATTCTGTCGGCCAACATCCAGGACACCTCTTTTGCTGTTTTAGCTGTTTCGGCATATGCCTTCGCTGATACACCGCAGCCGGTCAGCGTGGTTCCTGTTCCATATGAAAGTCTGCTGTAAATGGTGCTCATTCTGGTCATAGCCTCACCTCCGATTTTTCGGATGGCGCTGTGCGTGTATGAAAAGGCTCAGGCTTCACGGGCTGGATTTATCAACAAAGCACGTAGCGGATGATTCCCGTGAGCCTGAAATGAAAAAGGCCGCCAAGCGGCAGCCAACAGTCGATTCAATACCGGGATATTTATCCACGCCCGGCGCGTGGTTTCCCTGCTTTCCACAGACAAAGGAAATTGCTAAATTGGTCATTCCACAGACAATTAGGGAATGACCATGGATGTAGGATTACTTATCGCGTCCCTTAAAAACGGGATCGGCGCGCTTTCTGCTGTGCAAAGTAACGAGGTCCTGCGCGAGCGCATCGCTTTCATTGGAGAGCAGATCGACGTACTTCAAAAAGCCCATGCTGCCACCATAGCAGAACTTGCCGAGGCGAAAGCCAAGAACGTAGAACTTGAGAAGGAAATAGCGGCTTATCGGGCAAAGGATGAGTTTGTCGAGCACATGGGTGCGGCCTTTAGAAAAAATCCCGCGGGTGGGTATATCAGCGCGGTTTATTGCCCCAACTGTCTTAAACAGGTCGGTAGCGGGTTCGATGACTTTCCTTACCATTGCGGCTCCTGCGGCTGGACTTCAAGATTTGAAGGAAGGGAGATTGATAGCGTAATGAAAACCCTCCCTTAATGTTAAGGCGAGGGTAGCGCCTCGCCGTTACCTCCAGAAACGCAAAAGCCCCACGGTGTTATCCGCGGGGCTTGAAACGAAGGCATTAACCCATCGTTGGGATAAAATTAACACAGATTCGGGAAAAGTAAATAGCTGGAATTAACTTCCATAGCCGTTATCGTGTTATTTGTTTCAGTTGGTTTTCTGCCCATGCCTCTTCAATATCGAATTTCGTAATCAGCTGATCATAGAACGGTTTAACGGACTTCTTCCACGTATCCAGGCTGATTACATCCGTAATCTGGCAAATAGCTGCGTGGGCCTCAGTTGAAGGAATGCGTTCATATCCACGCCCGCCGCAGCGCTTGCAGTCAGTCATAACCGGCACCCCCTGTTTCTTCGTTTCCTTCTGGTCTACGGCTTTCCCACGTCCCCGGCAATCATTGCAGGCACAACTGACAACCTTCTTCCCCTTGCAGTTCGAGCACAGCACTCGAACCACCTCTCGAACCTGTCGTTTAACCTCGAAATCACTCGGTGACTGACCAAGCTCTTTCGCCCATTGAGGAATCCTCATTGAATAATGAGATTTCATTGTGAACACGTCAGCCTCAATGAAGCCCTGACCGTCACAACAATCGCACTGCTTCACGCTGGCAGCGCTGCGGGAATAGTCCTCAAAAGCGAAGGTGGCCAACTGGTGCATCACCTGAGGTTTAACCGCGGCACCGAGCTTACGCAGTGCGGCAACCTTGTCGCATTTTGTCATCGCGTACTCAGCCAGCAGACCGATCGCCCGATCCCGGTCGTTATTGCTTATGCCCATCTTGCCGAGGAAGGCGCTGTAACCCATTGCGGCGCGTTCCTGCGTCATGCCCATGGCAGCCATTATGTCGGTACCGGTCAGTGAATCGGAGACGGTAGCGCGCGGAGAATCGCTAATCAGTGTGGATTTAGCGAAGTGGTATTTCACTGTGTTTTCAAGGTTCATAGCGCTTCTCCAGCATAAGTTTTCACGTAATTCTTCAGTATCCGGTAGTCCGTTAGCACAGAGCCGGGAAAGTGGTATAAGCGAAGCCGCTGCCAGCGAACGCGGAGGTGATCGGAAAAACAGGATTCAAATGTCATACGGCCTCCAGCCCGGTGATTGTCAGTTCCAGCTTTCCACCTTTGGTAACGGGCATCTTCACAACGCGATAATCAACGACCTGAGCATCGTCCAGCCAGAAACCTGCTTTGGTGAGTGCGTCAAAAGCGGCCTTTTGCAGATTATCCAGGTCACGGCGACGGCGATCCGGCATGTGGCACTCAATGCGGATTTTCACGGGTGTAGCCAGGCCGATATCCAGCATTGAGTCTTTGATGATTCTGGCGACACTGTCGCGGTACGCCTGCCCCTCTGTGCTGATGTGCGTGCGCCCGCGGTTATGCCGGTAGTAGCGGTTGTTGCTCGGCGGCCACGGGAGGCTAATGCGGTATTCATTCATGCTTTCACGAGCCCCTCTTTAAGCCAGATGACCTGCGTTCTCGCCATACCTTCCAGCGAGCATTCTTTAGCATACTCAGCATCGACAAAATGTGTACGGCGGTCGATCTCGTCGTGACAGGCAGAGCATGCAATGGTGGCAATCAGATCAGGCGGTTTGATTCCGGTGCCACATAACCCGGCCAGGCGAATGTGCGCCAGTACAGACGTTTCCGGGTTACCGTTGCAGACGCCGGGAATTCGAACCTGACAATCACGACCACGAGCCTCTTTGCGTAAATTTGCCATGCTCACCCCCACGCCTTGCTTTGCCATACCCAGCTCGGGCGAGGCGCGTTGTCGCCTTCCGGCAATTGCGCGCTGACGGTCCAGGTGATGTTGTCGCGATTCAGGCTGCGCTCTGTCTTTACACCGCGCGCCCGGTATTTCTCCACCAGCTCGTCGGCCTGTTCGGTGGTGCATTCGTGATGGTGGAACCAGGAAAATTTCATCGCCATCACCCCGCAAAGCTCATCAGCTGGGCGGCGGCGTTTTCTGCCTCTTCACAACTGCGAAATGATCGGGAGAGTATCCATCGCCACAGAACATCGAGCGCGGCTTTGTACAGCTGCTGGAACTCGGTTTCGTCCATGTTAGCGAAGGCAATACTGCGGGGATGTTTGCGAAGTGTTCCGTCAGGAAGCTGAATAGCGTCATAGTGACCAGACTCGACGATCACCCAGGCGCGATAAGCATCATAGGATTTGCAGATGCTGATGCTACCGGCGCGCTTATCGGCGATGCGGTCCAGATATTGCTCGGCAGCATCCAGCAGTGCGCCTTCGTTTCCACCAAATGCCGCGAGGAATTTAGCATAACCATTTACGAGCTTACGCTCATTGCTGGATATCGCCCCTCCAGTAGGTTCCCAGTATTCAAACCCGAGATTCAGGAGCGCAAAAAAACGGCGATGGAATGCGGGATTCCTCACCTGGCGAAATTCGGCTACCAGCACGGCGCCGAGTTTGATTTTTGATTGCAGAATATCGCTGGTCTCCGGCGTCGCGGGGATCAGGATTCCTGATGACTGCTTGATGAGTTGTAGTTCGTGCGCCATGGTTTCTCTCCGTGGCGCAGTAGGTTACGGTTGTTCAGACCGTTGATTTCATATTATCAGAAGGTGGGGTTACCCGGTAGCCGAGACGGTGAATAAACTGCATAAAACCATTAGGAGTAAAGACCTCTTCATCATCCAGCAAAGGCCGCATAGAAACCATGCCATTGACGCGATAAATTAGATGCCTGCCCGATGAAGGAAAGCTAAACACCACGCAGCCGTCAGACCTTCTTACAATGTCATACCAGTTGTCATCTGACGTTTGCAAAGCTGAATCACTCACATTTATGTTCTCCCTTCGAGCGACTAACAGACGCGATTAAAGATTGTCGGCAGCAGCATCAGAGGGTTACGCAAATTGCGGTATTCTGATAAATGCGCGCCAGCCTTAAGCGCAATTCTAATAAAACCAGTCGTCAGCGCTTTCCCAGGTTTCCTGGAGGATGGATTCGATTTTCTTTTTATCGTCCTTGTCTCCACCGAAAACACTTAACCCATCGGACCCGGCACGGCGGATTGTGAGCCTGCAATTGTCATAGTGATCATTCAGGCGCTTAAGCAATTCTTTCTCCAGTGCTGGTACCGCGCCTTTAGGAAGTTCTTTCATGCGATCAATGGTTAATTCAACTTTCATAATGGCCTCCATTGCATGTACTGTGTTTTTATACAGTATACCTATGCACGGAAATGATCAACGTTTTAAGAGCACAAATTGTTAATTTTCTGTCAGTAGTAAAAAAAGAAAACCCGCCGTAGCGGGTTGAATTAGCAATGTTTTATTAAGCCGCTATTTGTTTCTGCTGACAAAGCTCTGGCAAATTTGCACGCACCAGTGCTTCAGCAAACATAGCTGGCTCCGCCGTGAAATCGCGGGATTCTGTTTTGTATCTGCTAATTATTAACCAGCAGAAACTTTACTAAGATATGAAAATTAGCCTGCTTAAACAGCCTTTATGAAAGGTTAGTTAATCTTCAAAAAGCTTAAAAGCCAAGTAAGCAACACTTGCGACTGCTGCGACAGGTGCCACCGCTGTGATTATTGCCCCGGCGGCCATTCCTCCTCCAACAACCGAACCAACGGCTGCCATTCCGGATGAGATCGACGCAGCCCCTGCCGTTCCTGCTGCGCCTGCTAAAGATGCAACACTGGCTCCAACTGTTCCAGCTGTTGCAGACATTATAGTAGCAGCTGACCCACCAGTAACGGCCGAAGCTGTAGTGGCTGCAACGCCAGCAGTTCCGATCAATCCACCAGCACCGACAATTGTTGAAGATTTTATTTCTGAATTTGAATCAAGCACAGTTTTTCCAGGCGACCGAGAGTTCGAATCTTCTATAGTGTTCTCCCTAACGGCTTGTTCAAGGGCCTCGGCAAATACTCTCACTGCCTGCTGGGGTGATGAATGTTGCACAACTTCATTCTTAGTATCCATTATCGCTCTCCGGGTATAATTTCATTGCTGTCCATTATCATAAACTAAGATTTACACTCTCAGTAATGTCCATCTCACAATGCATAATCAAATACACTCGAAACATTATTCATTGTTGCTACGGTGAGTCAGCTAAAATCAATACGCTCATGATTCATTCTGTCATGTACACATGGCTCACCGTCTTTCGGCTCAGGCCATTTGCGCTGTTTGTTAATCGCCAACTTCTCTACCATCGCTTGGGTAATCTGTTCATCACTGATACCGGCACGACGCTGCGTATCCCATAACAGGAATTGCATGTCAGCCCATTCGCTAAGGTCGCCAGGTTCAGCAGCAGCCTCGAGCGCTTCTTTAGAAAGGTGCTTCAGAGGACCAACTGGACCGACATCGCCGAAAGTAGCCTGTGACCATGTAGCATGCTCACGGCGTACTTGCTCACGGGCCATCGACTCCAGAACTCCATTAATCACCTTCACAGCATCAGCCATCGCATAGCCGACATTACCGCCGTCGCTTTGTGCTGCTGCTTTGCTGAGTATTTCACGTATCTGGTGCAGGCGATCGAGTGATACAGGACCGTGCGCCGGGTGGTTGTTAGTTGTCATGCTGACGCTCCTTCTTGATATTTTTCGAACCAGAACACCACTGGGTCAGATTTCATTTCAACCAATCCCATACGAACCAGCGCTTTGCCTTTCCCGGACACAAGGAATTCACGACGACCATCACCGATAATTCGCCGGTAATCTTCCAGGCTACTGCAATGCTTGTGCAGATTGCATGGGTGGCATGCTGGAACCATGTTTGATATATCGTCACGTTCCTGGTGAAGCATATTTCCATCAAAACGAATGACCGGTTTTACATGGTAAGCATGCCAGCCTTTCTCTGGTAGTTCGCATCCACAATAAGTACAGCGACCGCCAAACTTCATGCGTAGCTCTGCGCGTTGCTTTTTGGTAATAGTTGTCATGGGTTAGTCCTCGAAATCTTGTGACCTGGCGCGAACGCTCGCGTTCTATCCTTGCTGATACGCCAGCCATGTGGCCGCGCCTCTTTAGCGCAGCCAGACCATGAATTTCCAATGTACTCGGCAAAATCTGGGCTTCCCCATTGCTTACCGGTGCACTCATCGCAGTCGCAGTAGAGATTGACTGTGTAGTTTGCAGCAATCATCTCAATCCCCCTTCACGCCAATGCCAGCAGTAAATCGCGACGGTGACCAATCGCAATATGTGTTCGACTCCGTGTGTCCAAAAATTGCTTTACAACGATGGATATGGTGGCAATTACCACATGTTATGCCAGCCGGTAATCGCATCTTGTCGGGATCGGCTGGGTCATAATTCAACGCCAGTTTTTCGGTTGTCATGCTGGCATCCTCCCCACGATATCTATAACCCGACGCATAACCGCACTTCCCCGAAAATCTGCTGGTAACTCAATCAGAGGCTTACTCGAACCGTATGAGAATCGTTGGAGATCGAAATCAATTACAGCCTTTGGGTCCCTGAACAAACCTAGACGACCGTAACGAATGAGTTCGCCGCGTTCGGCTGCTACGCGGAAATACTTCTCAGCAGTCTGACGATGCAGCGACAACATCTGTGATGCCTCGCTAACGGTTAAGCGTCCACGGATTTTCACCTCTTCGATGATCACCCGGATAAGTGCCGCCTGCTCTTCTGGTGTATTTGGTCTTGGCATGCTTACCCCCTGAATCCGGGTGGGATTGTTTTGTCTGGCTCAGAAATGCGGTTCACATCCCTGCCCGTTTTGCGAGCGTTGAGAGCGAACTTCGGTTTAAACAGTCCCTGGTACCCGTTGGCGATACTGGTGTTGATCACATCAACGGGGTCATGCCCAGCGTCCAGGCAAGCCTTGAGCAACTTGAATGCTTTGGTGACCGTCATTTCGGTCTTGATGGCTTTGCCAGACTGTTGGCGGTAGGCCACCCACTCACTCCAGGACACAGAATCAAGCCACTCAGGAACGGGAATCGTCAGCGGGTCAAACTTACCCTTCCCCTTTGGGGGATTAGAGGGGGTTAGATCTGTATTTATATTTGTATTTGGAAGAATGTCTTTGGTGTTCCCTGTTTTCAGGGATACCTCTCCCTGTTTTTGGGGATGGTTATCCCCGTTTTCAGGGATGATTGAAGGGGTAAAATTGCTATCCCTGAATTCAGGGATGGTAATAACCCATGTGACAACTTCAGCAGCAGGAAACACCGCTGGACACTTCATGCAATTTGGCTTGGTATACGCCCATTTATCCAGGCTGGTATTAATCCCTATGTATCTGGTTTGCCCAATGCGGCGCAGGATGATGATGTTCCGATAGGCAAGGCTCAACACGGCTTCAGAGACGTGTTTCACCTTCAGCGTCGTTTTATCTGCAATGAGGCTATTGGCGATGCGGTCAGAACTCTTAGACCAGCCATAGGTCAGACGAACGATAGCATTCAGCACCCGGAACTCGCGCCCGGATAGTTCGACGATACACAGGGCATCCTGAATCTGGTTGGCCAGGCGCAAATAGCCTTTCTCCAGTTCAGCCATGCTGCTCTCCTGTTTCCCCTGCTGTGTGGGGAATTTGAATATTTCAGCGGTATTTGACATACTGTTCTCCGCAATTACGCACAGTTTTTGCACCTGAAAGCCGTTGGTGTTCGAGCACCGCGGCTTTCGCCATTTCTGAGCCCGTCATAGCGCACCACCCAGCATCGTTGTAACCATCGCCATAATGGGCGCCACAGAATCAGGTCCGTCCAGGTAGAGCTTGGCTACGATGCTCTCGCTGATTTCCTTCATCCGTTCGTGTCTGGGGGCTTTGAGGACGACAGCCTGTATCGCCTCAGCGTCTTCTTTCACCGACCTGGCGACACGAACCGCAAAGCAGTCGTGCTTAATCACGCGATCCCGGTACGCCAGCGGCAGAACCGAAATTATTACCGGCGCCAGCTGCTCGACGTTCGCCCGGTAGGCCGGTGATTTCTCGTGGTTGTCCAGCCAGCGAAACAGCTTCACGTTCCACACATCGGCGCTGCCGGTCATGTCAATGCTGTCAAGCTCGGCCTGTTCGGCAGCCTCTTTAATCGCCAGAGCGACCGCCACGCGGCCCTCTGCCGCCGCCCAGGCGCGGACGGCAGAACAGATAGCCCGGTGATCGACCGGCTGGCCTTCAGCCTCACTGTGTTGATACTGGAATTTCAGGTGCTCTGATGGCGCTCTGTTATTCTGTTGAAAAGAAAGTGTTTGCATTGTCAGTGCTCCTACTTTGGTAATCCGTCAGTGGGATTTGGATAGAGATCAGGGCGCAGCTCGTGGGGGGTTACGCCTGTCATTTTGAAAATCGGGAAGATATAGCTTGGCGGGACGATCCCTTGGTCACGATTCTTCCAATGACTTACAGACATACTCGTCACACCAAGCGCGATGCTGAGCTTTCTGGCAGAGCCAGCGGCTTTAATTGCTTTATCGAGTGCGGACATGTGCTTCTCCTGCTTATTGATAGCAGAAGTAAACCACAGATTTATACTTCATGCAAACTTTGGATTTATTGCGTGCATAAACCAAATATTTACAATGACCATATGAGAAAAGAAGAACCCAACCTCGTTCTGGTGGAGCGCCTTACTGAGATCACTGATCGCGGCGTTACCAAAGCAGACATGGCAAGAATAGCTGGAGTCACCCCTCAGGCCGTAAACGGCTGGTTCAAAAAAGGCGTGATTAGTAAGAAATCGGCACTGGCCATAGCCGACGCTGTTGGTATTTCTGTCGCCTGGCTACTCGGTGAAGACGTTGGGGAGAAAGACGGTCTCAAACCGGACGAACAGCGTTTGCTCGAGCTCTACCGCCAGTTACCGGAAGAAGAGCAGCAGAACATGCTCCGCATTTTTGCGCTTCGCCTGAAAGAGTTAGATGAGCTGTACGAGAAGTACATGAAGGGTCGGATTCGATCGCAAGGTGAGCAAACCTAAACCAGTAGTATCTAATTCCATGTAATAAAAATATTTCAAGATTTAATATCTTCTGGAGGATTCGGTGTCTAAAGAAACAACCGTCGAACTTATGCATCTTAATGATGTAATCGAAGCGAAAAATTTCATCGAGACCAATGCTGACGGTGTCGTAACAATCGGCACACAAAATGCCGGTTACGAAGTTTACAATTTTGTGTTCCTGAATAGCAGCCCGATCATCGGTACGGATAATGCGGATATAGTCGTCAAGGGCATGCAGCGAACCAAAGTTGTGTCTGTGACTTTAAGCAAACAAAAGGCTTATGATTTTTATCAATCCTTAAAAAGTATGTTTGAGGAATAATAATTGATGGATGCGGCTCAATCATCTCTTGGTGAAGGGAAGTTATTGATTGCATATTCAGACCATAGCGGAGCTACAGTAGGCTTAGAGTTTTCATCAGTAGCTTCGAGCCAAGCAACCTTCCTTATGGGTGCTTGTAGTTTTGCCGCTTCGGATAAACAAAAACGGATTGTCACATCAGTTGCTATGGATGATACTGAAATCATTCATACGTCAACTGAAGATGGAGGTGACGACATGGAAAAGAGATTGGCTATTCTTGAGGTTGAAGTTGCCCACATCAAGAAAGATGTTGCCGAGATAAAAAACACAGTTTCAAAAGTTGATACGACAGTGAATTCACTGGACAAAAATATGGCTGTAGTTTTGGAGAGGCTGTCTAGTATCAAAGAGTCTGTAGACAAAAAGCCCTCATCAGACACAGTGGACAAGAAAATCTCTGATGCTAAATTGGCGATTCTCTTAGGTGTCCCTGCGATTATCGCCATTGGTACAGGGCTGTACAAAGCTTTTATGCACTTCTTTTAGTCAGATTTGGTCAATACGCCTGAGTTATAAGGCTCTCAGCTACTAACTCTGTCGCCTTCCCCGAACCTTCTCATCCCGACCACGCGTCGGGATTTTTTTTGCCTGCGATTCTGCAGACGTGTCACAAAACCCAGCCACATAAACCTCAGATTTACAATTAACACCAACCTTAAGTTGACATATATATAAACCAGTGATTTAATCTAACTCACCAAGACGCACCACGAACCACCCAGGCATGGAGCCCACGAAGTAGCCGTCCGGGGCATACGAAGACCGGAATGAGGTGGTGAGATTAACGCGCAGTAGGTTTGAAACGTTCCGCCAGCCTGGCGACAAGGGCAAAGCACAGAGTGAGCTTCGCGGTGGTGAATTGCAGAGTTAAAACGCTCAACCGTGAAGATCAGCGCCGCGGCACCACCAGCGAAGTTCACTCAGAAAAACTGGAGAACATCATGGTTCATCAGCACTACGGTACACAGACAGTAAACCGCGGCGCAGTTCAGCCGGGGATGCTCGTCAAACACAAAGACTCAACCTGGACGGCATCAGCTAACGCTCGCGGACGTTTGTATCTGCATCGCGGCGTAGAAATGACTTACACCAAGGATTTGCTGGTTGAAGTTTATCTGAACGGTCTGGGGCATGGACTCAGCCACTAGCGGAGGATGTCATGTTAGACAAGAAATGCGGATATTGCGGCAAGCCGGTTAAAACGGAGGAAGTAATCAAGAGCACCCTTCTCTATCGCAACGGCTCACAGCTGGCGCGCAAAGAAAAAGAGTATTGCTCCAAACGTTGCGCTTCGCACGACCAGATGGCTCACGAAGGCTAACGTAAAACCCGCGCAAGGCGGGATTCACGTCCGGTGCCACCGACCAAAGTTACACCGGAATTTATACCAAACCAAAAAACATCCAATGGGCGCTATCTCTGGCCCGGGGATTCTAACACTCAAAAAAGAGGATCTCACATGGAATTTTTCCATCTGATAAAAGCCAGTCAGAAGTCTGGCAAGAAAGATGCAGTGATTTGGTTCACTGCGAAAAGTGTAGCGCGCGCCAATCTCCAACTCGATGTGGCACTGGAAGAAGCCGGAATTGAAGAAACTGGCCGCGGTAAAGATTATGCCAAACCAATCCGCACCGATTTCCCGGTATATGACGACCTGCCGGAAGAAGGCGCAGTGGATTACACCTGGTGCGAACGCTACGAACTGCAGAACGATGACCGCACCTGGCTGCCAAAAGTCACAGCTGAAAACTCTGACGAGAAAACGGCTCAGACCGTTGATAGTCACATAACTACTGAGTCAACGCTGCCAGAAACCGCTGGCATCACGCTGGACGAACACGACGACGACTCAACCCTCTACCCGGTAGTGCAGATGCCGTTTCGTAAGCAACTGCTTTCCCAGTTCACCGCCGACGAACTGCGCCACCACGTAACCCGCGAAGAGTACGAAGCTATCGGCGCGCTGGAGATGGACACTGATAACAGTTACGTCCAGAACTTGCTGTTAGCTGCTGAGAACTGCCCGGAAGTGAAGGGTTACGACACCAAAGACCTGTGGCGCTACACCGATGCCATTCGCAAAGTGTTCAGCCAGGACAAGCGTCACGAACTCGCGCTGGTACTCCGTTTCACCAGAATGTGGGCGGCTACTGATTACATTGACCGTGGCATCCTGGCGCGTGAATGGGCTGCCGGTAATCACATCAGTAGTGTTCAGCGTACTGATTCCGGAACCAATGCCAACGGCGGTTACGTCACTGACCGTGGACCTGACGCACACCACACCCTGGACACTCTCGATTTAGAGATTGCCTGTGCCCTTCTGCCTATGGACTTCAACCACTTCGAGATCCCAGGCAGCATTCTTCGTCGCGCCAAAGAAATCGTGACCAAAAAAGAAGAACCGTGGAAATCATGGAGCAGCATTCTGCGCAATCAGCCTGGCGCTCTTGGCGTTAACCGCACGGCTATTTTTAACCTGGTACGTATCGCGCCGGAAAATATTCATCTAACCCCTGTCGCTCACCTGGAATTTGTTAACCAGACCATGACTGCTGAATTCAACTCTGCGGTTGAGTTATTGCCGTTGCATGAAGCTGAAGTAGCAACTCAGGAAATTCACCAACCTGAAAGTAAGGAGTCTCCGCGCAAATCCTTCTGCACTCACGAAGAGAACCTGCAACGCGTGCGTGAAGAAGGAGCACGCCGCCGCGCAGAGGAAGCTGCGGCACAACCGCAGAAAGTCGAACAAGAACTGGTTAAAAATGTCGGCAACGGAATATTCGACGTTACGGCTTTGCTGCAGAACTCAGCTACTCATGGCACGAAAAAGGCTACGGAGACCACCAGCAATGTGCAGGTTCAAGAAACTGTCAGTGATGAAAAACAGGCTGGTACTGAAGTGCAGTCAGGCAAAAGCAGTATGGAAACTGGTGAAGAATCAGATACCAGCCAGCAAGCCGATGTAAACCAGAATACGGATTCTGTCGCCCAAAATAGCGATTCTGTAAACCAGACTGAACCAGTTTTGGCACAAACCGAGCCAGATGCCCAATCTGACGAACCAGCTGTTGTTTACCCCGCTTACTTCGAGCCAGGTCGCTATGAAGGTCTGCCGAACGAGGTTTATCACGCAGCGAACGGGATCAGCAGCACGCAGGTAAAAGATGCCCGCGTTAGCCTGATGTACTTCAACGCGCGCCACGTTGCCAAAACGATCACCAAAGAGCGTTCTCCGGTGCTGGACATGGGTAACCTGGTTCATGCACTGGCGTTGCAGCCAGAGCAGCTCGATGAGGAATTCAGCGTTGAACCGGTAATTCCGGAAGGCGCATTCACCACGACGGCAACGATCCGCGCGTTTATCGATGATTACAACGCAGGTCTGCAAGCGCTGCTGAGTGCAGATGAGATCAAAGCCTTGCTCGAAGAATACAACGCCACTCTGCCAGCACAGGTGCCGCTGGGTGGTTCAGTCGAGGAAACTGGTCAGAGCTATATGTCGCTTCCTGAAGAGTATCAGCGTATCGAAGCGGACCAGAAGCAGACCGCAGCGGCGATGAAAGCCTGCATCAAGGAATACAACGCCACTCTGCCAGCACAGGTGAAAACCAGCGGTAGCCGTGATGCGTTACTCGAGCAGCTGGCAATCATCAATCCTGACCTGGTGGCCCAGGAAGCGCAGAAGCCGCAACCGCTGAAAGTGTCCGGTACCAAATCAGACCTGATACAGGCCGTGAAGTCTGTTAATCCGGACGCCGTCTTCGCCGACGAATTGCTGGATGCCTGGCGTGAGAATCCGCAAGGAAAAGTTCTGGTCACCCGCCAGCAACTGTGCACCGCACTGGCCATTCAGAAAGCCCTGCTCCAGCACCCAACCGCCGGGATGCTACTCCAGCACCCGAGCCGCGCTGTTGAGGTGAGCTATTTTGGCTTTGACGACGAAACCGGACTTGAAGTCCGCGTGCGTCCTGACCTTGAGATCGACTTGGACGGGGTACGCATCGGTGCCGACCTTAAAACCATCAGCATGTGGAACATTAAGCAGGAAGGTCTGCGCGCCAAACTGCACCGGGAAATCATCGACCGTGACTATCACCTGAGCGCCGCCATGTATTGCGAGACCGCGGCACTTGACCAGTTCTTCTGGATTTTCGTCAACAAAGACGAGAACTACCACTGGATCGCCATCATCGAGGCATCCGCTGAACTGCTAGAGCTGGGCATGCTCGAGTACCGCAAGGCGATGCGCGCTATCGCTACCGGCTTTGACACTGGCGAATGGCCAGCGCCGATCACCGCTGATTACACCGACGAACTGAACGACTTCGACCTGCGCCGCCTTGAAGCGCTGCGTACTCAGGCATAAGGGGAAAAGAACATGTCTACTGCAATTACTACCAACGAAAACAAGACGCAAATGATCGATAACATCTCAATTTTGACTAATGGGGAACTTTTCGACCGCCTACGCACCTTGTCGACAGTGATGGCAAATAGTGGCGCTTTTGTACCTGACCACTTCCGCGGAAAACCAGATGCCTGCATGGCTGTGGTCATGCAGGCCGCACGATGGGGTATGGACCCCTTTGCCGTAGCTCAGAAGACCCACATCGTCGGTAATAGCGGAGTGTTGGGTTACGAAGCTCAACTGGTTAATGCGGTTGTTACCAACATGTCGCCTACAAAAGATCGCCTTCATTACGATTGGTTTGGCCCATGGGAAAACATCATTGGTCGATTTGTAGAGAGAACCAGTTCTAAAGGCAATAAGTACATCGCGCCCGGTTGGGATTTAAAGGATGAGGCCGGTGTAGGAATTCGTGTGTGGGCAACGATGAAAGGCGAGGATGAGCCACGCGAACTGGTACTCATGCTTTCTCAGGCTCAGGTTCGTAATTCGACACTATGGGCAAGTGATCCGCGTCAGCAGCTCGCTTATCTCGCGGTAAAGCGCTGGGCTCGCTTGTACTGCCCTGATGTGATTCTTGGTGTTTACAGTGCCGATGAAGTCGAAGAACGAGAAGAAAAAGTTATTAACCCTGGCTCAGCCCAACGAATGAGCGTTGCTGAAATCGCAGGTGACACCGTCACAACTACGCAAAGCGCACACGAATCGTCGGTAAATATCGACGCTCTTGCCGATGATTTCCGCGAGCGCATCGAGGCAGCACAGGATGTTGATAGCGCCAAAGCACTGCGTGCTGATATCGAAAGCGCGAAGGCCACGCTCGGATCTGCCCTGTTCACCGAGCTGAAGAATAAGGCAGTGAAGCGCTACTACCTGGTTGATTCACGTAACAAGGTTGAAGCCGCGATAAACTCCCTGCCGTCTCCGGATGATCCGGATGCAGCTGAACGGTTTGGGGAAGTTGAGCGAGTTCTTGCAACGGCAAAACGTCATCTGGGCGACGAACTGCACGATCAGTTCAGCATCACCTTGGCGGATATGAAACCGGAATACGTGGCCTAAGGGAGGCGGGAGGGCGAACCCTCCCGGTAACGAGATGAGTAAATCTTTAAACGCACGCTGCATCCGCCGCTGGGAAATTGAGTTCAAAGGACGTTGCGATTCGAAAGTAAGTCCTTGGTGGCGCAAACACCACCTTCGCGGTTACATCCGGGAATGCGCCCTGACAACTGCCGACTGCATGGTTGAGCGTATGGCTGAGGACAACGCTCTGGTTGATTTTCAAGGTAATGGTCGCGGCTGGTCACCGGAGTTCTCTGCTTGGTACCACGAACGCCGAGAACAGTATCTCAAAGAGGCGCGCGACTATCTAAACGAAGACGCCACCAATGACGAGATCGACGAGGAAATTCAGAACGAGCTGGAGGCCTGGAATGACTGAGCTGAATTATAACCCGGCAGACCCCGACAAAATGAAACTCCCGAAGGGTAAGACTTGCGGCGACTGCGCCCATATCCGCCGCTGTAAGACAATTTTCGGGCATACCGAAACTGATACATATTGCGATTGGTCGCCGTCTCGAGCAATTTTCCGTCAATCATCCAACCCAGATGGCGGTGAAGCATGAAACTGATTAACCGCGGCAATCAGCAATCCCCGATAGCGCGTCAGGCATGCGACATCGCGCTGGCCACTCATCACGAACGCTACGGCGACTACGGACGCAGCAAGATGAAGGAAACGTACACGGTGAGAGTTGAAGGTGTGAAGGTCTGGGTGGAGGTAGTGAACCGCAAGGCGAGCTACGTGGCCACGGCGATGACAGGCATGCGCCGTCTCCGCTCCCTGCCCGGGCAGGTTGGTTGAAAAAGATTTTGAATGGCCCGAACGGGCAACTGGAGAGAGCTATGGATGATATTTTGGTAACGTCAGACCTGACCAGTCGCTACAAAATTTCACGCAAAACCCTTTGGTCATGGCAAAGTGCAGACACAATGCCTCGGGGCTTCGTATGCCCGTTCCCACCCCCTGACTGGCCCGGCAACCCTAACCGCTGGCGCTCTGAGTCAATCAAAGAGTGGGAGGATAAAAAGAAGATAAATTAACTGAAGGGCTCTCCGATGATCTCTTCAAGATGGCTCTGCCAAACGCGGAGCCAGTGTTTCTGATCATCGATATAGTCATGAAGGTTGTAATGCGCCATAACCCCCACCATCTGATGCCCGAGCAGCTTTTCAATTACGTGCGGCGGGCAACCTAACTCAGAGAGATTTGTGGCTATCGTCCGCCTCATATCATGAAGCGACCACTCTGCCATACCTGTTCCATTCCAAATAGAACGGGCGTAATTGGATGCCACAGGTGAATGAACGGGCGAATCTTTGATCCCGCCATCAATTTTACGTTGTGAAGTCACCAGGTGATTGGTGTTTATTTTCTTGAGGTGATTTCTGACCAGGTTAACGGCGGCGTCTGAGAGTCCCCTTCTAATATGTACCCGAGTTTTATAACTGCCCGCAGGCACGACCCACTCATTATCATCCAATCGAAACCATGATCTCTCACTAAGTCGAATCTCAGCCGTACGGCATCCGGTAAGCATAATAAATTTCACCAGGAAAACGGACTCTATCGACATATGGCTTTTCAACCACTGATAGATTTTGCGCAGATCGTCATCGTCCATCCTGCGAGTTCTCTTTTTAGGCTTTTGCCCGACATCAGATGGCAGTAATCCCTCGAGTGGGTTTGAGGCGATCACACTTCTGTTAACGCAGAACCTAAACGCCCGTTTGCACAGCGAAAGCATGTAATGAGCCATCACCCTGCTTTCTATAGAATCGAAGACGTTGATCCAGTGCATTTTCGCTGTGTTATCGACTTTGACATTCTTCATCGGTTCGGCGATATGTTTCTCAAACACCTGGCGATAGTAATCGACTTTAACTAGCCCGTTAGCGATACAGTGCCTTTCAATCCAGTAATTGAACGCTTCGGCAACGGACATCGCTTCCTGTCGGGTCTGCTTATCCAGCTTCACCTGCTCTCGCGGATCCAGTCCCTCAGTTAACCAGTTTCTGAATTGTTGGCGACGCTCTCTTGCCTGGGTGATACTCATTGCAGGATAATCACCAACATTGAGTTTTACCGCTTTACCGGCCCAGCGATACCGATAGAAAAATGATATTTTTCCGGCCTGGCTGATTCTGGCGTTGAGCCCGTGCGAATCAGAAATAATCTCGATATCATCTCTTTTCTTGCCGAGCGCCTTCCTGAGCTTTGTGTCGGTGATCAT